GGCGGAGAACTCCGTCTTTTGAACGATGACGAGATTCTAGCTGTTATCGACAAACCTGACGATATTTTGCATGTTTAGCTTGCACACATCTAATTTTATGTCTATTATCCACAATAACATGGGAGATTAACCATGCCGAATGCACAATTGAAAGAAGATACTTACGACGAACAAGAGGCCGAAACTGTAGAAGTAGAGGTCGCAGAGGAAAAGGATGACGCAGGATTTGACGCGTCTAACACTGCCGCTGTGGTTGAAGAAACCGAAGTCGTAGAAGAGAAAGCTCAATCAGATGAAGAAGAGCTTGAGAGTTATAGCAAGAAAGTTCAGAAACGTATCAACAAGCTCACCGAGCGAATGCGTGAAGCAGAACGTACTAGAGAAGAGGCCATCCAGTTTGCTCAACAGGTTCAGAATGAAAACTCTGGACTGAAGAGTAAGGTTGAAGGGCTAGATCAAGGGTATACTACCGAGTATACCAATCGTGTCGATACACAACTCGGTGCTGCTAAAGCGGCATTTAAGGATGCGTACGACCGAGGAGATTCAGATGCAATGGTTGAAGCACAACGTGAGTTGTCGCGACTAACTATTGAAGAAGAGCGGCTCCGGATCAATAAAGCTCGTAAGGAAGAAGAAGCTCCGCAGGTTCAGGAACAGGTCCAACCTCAACAGCAACAGGTTCCTCAACAGCCTCAAGATCAGCAATACCAGTATAATGTTCCTCCGCCCCAGCCTGACACTAAAGCACAGACATGGGCAGAAAAGAACGAATGGTTCGGTACAGATGAGCGCATGACGAATGCGGCATTTATCACGCATAGAGAACTTGTAGAGAACGAAGGGTACGACCCTAGTTCTGATGAGTATTATGAGGAGGTCGATAATCGTATGCGTCGTGACTTCCCTCAGAAGTTTACTGAGCAGAAAACAGAATCAAACGTGGGAAGCACTCGACCCGCCCAGACGGTCGCTTCCGCATCACGCAAACCAAAATCGGGGCGCAAAGTTGTTCACCTTACAAAGAGCCAAACAGAAATTGCTAGGCGACTTGGGGTGTCTATCGAAGAGTATGCAAAATACGTGAAGGAGAATTAATATGAGTACATCTACTAATAAGAGGGCTCCACGCGCACAAAACACCCGTTCCAATGAGGAACGCAGGAAACCTTGGCGACCACCTTCGCTTCTGGATGCTCCAGAGCCACCGGAAGGTTTTAGACACCGTTGGATTCGTGCGGAAGTCGTAGGTCAGGAAGATCGGAAGAATGTAGCGAGTCGTCTCCGTGAAGGATTCGAGCTTGTTCGTGCGGAAGAGTACCCTGATTTCGAAGTCCCATCGATTGATGAAGGCCACCACGCTGGAGTCATAGGTGTCGGAGGGCTATTGTTAGCAAGGATTCCTATAGAAACGGTTGAAGAACGAAATGCATATTTCGAAGGGCAAACCGATAGTCAAATGCAAGCGGTGGACAACGACATGATGCGTGAAGCGCATCCGTCAATGCCGATCTCTAATCCAGATCGACAGTCCCGAGTAACTTTTGGCGGGTCTAAGAAAGACTCGTAATTTTTAATTTGAATAGGAGAATTTGCAATGGCAAATAGTGACAATCCAAATGGGTTTACTCCAGTTCGCCATCTCACAGGCGGAACTATCCGTATGAGTGAGTACCCAATCGCAACAGATTCCGCGACCGCCATCTTCAGTGGCGACACGGTTGAGCTGCTGGCAACTGGTTATATTGATGTGGGCGATGATGATTCAGCAGCAATGCTAGGCGTATTTGCAGGATGTAAGTACACTAACGAAGCTGGCGAAATTGTCTTCAGTAAGTACTGGCCTGCAGCGCAAGCGACACTTGGTAACGCTGACGCAGTAGCGTATGTGTATGACGATCCAAATATCGTTTTCAAGGCTCAGTGTAGCGGCACTCCTGCTTCTACTCTAGTAGGTGCTTTGATCGATCTGGACAATACCGATTCTGGTTCAACCAGCACCGGTCGTTCTGCACAGCAGTTAGATGAGGACGCATCTGCGGATGACTTCTTCAGGGTTCTATCTTTGGTTGAAACTCCAAGTAACGCTTGGGGCGAATTCGCAGAGCTGGAAGTTGTTATTCATACACACGCACTGGCTCCTGCTGCCGGCGCTGCTATCTAAAGGAGATTGAGCAATGGCAATTAATCGCGCACAACTCGTTAAAGAGCTGGAGCCCGGACTCAACGCCTTGTTTGGTCTTGAGTACGATAAGTATCCAGAGGAATGTAAGGCGATCTTTGACACTGAGTCATCTGATCGTGCTTTCGAAGAAGAGGTTATGCTCTCTGGCTTCGGTGAGGCAGCAACTAAGGCTGAAGGCGGCGGCGTAACATATGACTCCGCATCCGAGGCTTGGACTGCTCGCTATTCTCATGAGACGATCGCTCTTGCGTTCTCTATCACTGAGGAAGCTATCGAAGACAATCTGTATGATCGTCTGTCCGCTCGTTACACCAAGGCGCTGGCTCGTTCCATGCGTCATACCAAAGAAGTTAAGGGTGCGAACGTGCTTAACCGCGCATTCAACTCCTCTTACCTCGGCGGTGACGGCCTCGAGCTTTGTTCAACAGCGCATACTCTGACCAGTGGTGGTACTTTGGCTAATGAGCCTTCTACCGCAACTGATCTGAATGAGACTGCTCTTGAGAACGCAATGATCGACATCGCAGCATATGTCGATGAGCGTGGTCTGAAGATCGCTGTTCAGGGTCAGAAGCTGATCATTCCTGCAGAGCTTCAGTTCGTTGCAGAACGTCTGCTGAAGTCTGAAGGCCGTGTCGGTACTGCTGACAACGATCTGAATGCATTGCGCAGTTCAGGTATGTTGCCTCAGGGCTACACTGTTAACCATTACCTGACTGACTCCGACGCATGGTTCGTTAAGACCGACGCGCCAAACGGCATGAAGCTGTTTGAACGTGCTAAGGTCAAGACTTCCATGGAAGGCGACTTCGAGACAGGCAATGTTCGTTATAAGGCTCGTGAACGCTACAGCTTCGGCTGGAGCGATCCTCGTGCGATCTACGGATCACCGGGAGCATAAGCTGATTGAGAGAGAGGGGGCTTCGGCCCCCTCCTCTCTTCTATATATCTTTCAGGAACGCCAACCTGATCGAGTTGACTGATAAAACAGGAGAAATACCATGGCAACTACCCATTTTTCTGGACCTATTGCAGTTGGATCAGGTTCTGTAGAGACACTTACAGCAGCAAAGACTCTCACTGGAGACAATAGTGGAATGACTTATTTCCTCGGCGCAGCCGGTGGTTTCACAGTCACTCTACCAGCACCTTCAGCGGGTAATCGTTTTAAGTTCATCGTATCCGTAGCCCCAACTACAGCATATATAATCGCCACTAACGGTGGTGCTGATATTATGATCGGTGGTGTCAACGAGCTTGAAGTGGATACAGCTGATGATGGCCCTTATGACGCTAATGCTGATGTCATTAACTTTGTAGCTAGTGTTGCAGTAATTGGTGATTATGTAGAAATGGTTTCCGATGGTACTAGCTGGTACTTCAATGGCCAGACTAATGCTGACGGTGGCGTTACTACTGCAACATCTTAATCTTTTGAATGAGGGGACGCATGGTCCCCTCTCTTAAAGGAGATTGATCATGCACAGTGATAGTAAAACAACCACAGTAACCGCCAGTGGCGCAGTATTTGGTGGACCTTCGCGTGTTGTAGGAATTTATTATGTAGCTAGTGGCACTGCAGGAAGTGTTGTAATCAAGGACGGGGGTTCCGGTGGGACTACTCTTGCTACGATTGCAACCCCAGCATCAGCAACCGCTACACAGTATGTTGATCTTAGTCGATCACCAATTCGGTGTGAGACAAGTTCGTATGCAACGCTTTCGAATGTAACCTCATGTATGGTGGTGTACAACTGATGGCCCGAGCATACCCCGGAGGGCGTGTAAAAGCTCGCGGTTGTGGGTGTGCTGTACAAGGCACGCGTAAAGAGAAAATTAGATAGGAGAATGTTATGAATAAATATTTGGGTGGTTTATTACCTATGGTAGTGCGTAAGTACCGTGATAAGATGAAAGACGAAGCCGGCGGCGCTGCTCCAGCAGCGAATAAAGCTGTTAAAGAGTACAAGCGTGGCGGGCGGGTAAAGCCTCGCGGGTGCGGGTGCGCTAAACGCGGGCTTAAAAAAGCTAAGATATACTAATGGCGACTAGCGGTAGCAGGGATTTTAAGCTTGATGTTTCTGATGTAATTGAGGAGGCGTATGAGCTAATTGGGCTAGAACTTCGTACTGGTTACGATGCTCAGCGCGCGCGTAGAAGTCTTAACGTAATGTTTCAAGACTGGAGTAATCGCGGGGTTAATCTCTGGACTGTAAATCAAGTTACTTTGACGCTTACTGATGGTACCGCTAGTTATACGCTAAACGCTTATGATATTGATGTGCTTGAAGCTGTTATACGCCGTAGTAGTACAGACTACTCGATTGGGCGTATTAGCCGTGAAGACTACTTAAATATACCTAATAAGTCTACTGAAGGGCGACCTACTCAATTGTTTTTTGAGCGGGCTTCAACCCCCAAGGTACATCTCTGGCCTACTCCTGAGAATAGTACAGATCAGCTTATTACATATCGCGTACAGCGAATTGAAGACGCCGACACGCTCACGAACGACGTTGATGTTCCTAGCAGGTTTATCCCTGCTATGGTGTCAGGACTAGCTTTCTATCTCGCAGTTAAGCTTGCGCCCGAACGCGCAGTTCCCATGAAAGAGCTCTATGAGAGTGATTTTTTACGCGCTGCTGATGCTGATAGTGAGTGGGGGGCTTTAAGAGTTAGACCTGTATGAGTTTCGCTGCCGGTAAATTCGCTTTAGCCCTTTGCGACCGTTGCGGGTATGAATACGATTATTTAGACCTTCGTGAAGA